TTTCCCATTCAGCACATCCACGTCAAAAAGATAAGAAGTGTCTGAGTTGCCTACTATATCACCTGAAAGCACGCGCTCTTGCTTGGTGCCATTGTAGTTTGTGTACCCGTTGTGAGCTATGTTTTGCGCTGATATTCTAAAATCTTCATTGTCTGAATCGAATCTAAAGCCACCGTCGTCATCTGTAAAAAGTGAAGCACCTGTTCCTAAATTAATATATACAAAATTGCCATTTTCACCCGCATTACGTCTCATGGTAGCTGAGTAATCAGAATGAACGCTGTTAGCTGTCGACCTAAAATCGAAGCCTGTGGTCGTTGCAAGTTCTGCTATGGCGCTTAAATAACCAAGTTCAACGATATTTGCATCACCCTTAACCATATGGTTAAAAAGGTTTATACGATCGGCATCGGTAGTTCCTTGAAAAGAGATTTGCTTACCGCCATGAGTAACAATGGTGTTGCTTGGCGTAAGAGATCCGCTACCCTGATAAATACTTTGACCTAGACTAGAAGCTAAACCCCATGCGTAAAAACCACCCGCCGAAATAGGGACATAAAGATTTGCATCAATAGGGGCGTCAGGGAGCCCGTAGGTAACCACATCACCGGTAACATCAACTTCAGTAAAGTTCCCAGCTTCAAAAGTGTAGGATGATCCGCCAAGAGGTATATCGGTTGTGAATGTTGCAGGTTCGTCTGTCAAGAGGGTTAAAACCTCTGTGCCTTGATTGTAGTTGAGGGATGTTACGTTTGACCCATCTCCACCACCACCGCCAGAGCCTTTTTTAGGATAGGTAGCGTAGAAACTCATAGAGCTTTACCCCCAATAACTACGTCTAATTCGCCAGTTGACCCTCCGAGAGGGAACCATACAACCCTGAACAAGTAACCTTGATGCTCTCTTACATTTAAGAAGCCTGTACCGCTTGAGCCATCAACCGAAAGCGTACCCTGTATGTCCATTTGGTTTTCAGGTATAGCACTCCAAACATTCCCAGAGTTTGAAACTTCAATAGAGAACTGCCCCACAATGTCCGAGGTAGTCCAAGAAAACTCAAGGGAAAACCCGCCAAGGTGCTGCATATTCATTGTTTGGGAAATTAACGCCTGGCTCATATCGGCTTTATCGAAAATTTTATTTGGTGTTAATGTGTTTACTCTTCCGCTCATAGCTTCCTCACTTGTTACTTATTCTCGTTACATCTGTTTGCATGTCTTGAACTTTAACCGGTTTGGCTGCATTCTGCGCCTGCTGCTCTTCTTCATCGGCGTATGTTTGCTGAAAGAAGTTTATCATTTCCAATGAAGGGTCGGTAGGTTCTTCTAATAAAAGTGCAAGTTGCAATCTGAATGTATATGGCAATTCTTCGTCCGTATCCTGTAGAGATTCGATGAACTTGCCTTGTATTCTTTTAAAAATAGCAGGATATATGGCCTTTAAAGCCTCGACTGATTCAGGGGTTAAGGAGCCTTCCTCCATGTCGTCCAAGACGCTGAAAGGATTTTCAATGACACGTAGGCGCTGCTCAAAATTGGCAAGCTCAGCATCGTTGGGAGGGTAATCAGCCTTGTAATACGCTGTAGATGGTCGGCTTTTCTTGGGAATCATGTCACCAAAGTACTTTGACATTAACGCATTCTTACGCGCATAAGCTTCCGAAATCTGTGGAGCGCCAGTTGACGCCAAAACGCCCGTGATGTCGCTGATTTCTTTAGCCGCGAAGTCTGGATTTTCCGTAAATTGGAGTACTCTGTCACGAATACGTTCGAAATTTTCAACTTTCTCTTCTTTTGTTTGCCCAAGGCGCACTCCGGTCAGTGTTGCTTTTTGTCTAATTTCGTCAACCGTCATTTTAGGCCGTTTAACCATGTTCGTAATGACGCTAGGAATTGTTTCGAGCTTATCGGAGACCCTTTTCATGGCATTTTCACTGTAAAGTATGCCAAAGTTTCGGTAGTTTCTGAAAATAGGGGACAAAGCAATACCGCCAGCAACACCAAGGCCCATGGCAGTTTCATCACCAACGAGATCGCCTACCGCACCCCCAACAAGGGCGCCCGTACCAAGAGATGCTGCGCTTCCGACGCTTGCAAAAGGTCTTTTGATGTCTCTGCCCGCTTTTCGCCTCAAAGGCTCCATAACATCAAGCAAAATAGACACTTCACGGTTTGCCCCACGCCATGCGTTAGCAATATCCGGGTTGTTCTTGTCCACAATCTCTTCGATTGCCTTGTCAAACTCTCTTACGGCCTTACTTTGACCAGCGTCTTGCGTGGTTCTCTTGCCTATTTCTTTATTAAAGTTGATTTCAGCAGAGGTCGCACGCTTTAGCTCTAAAAGCTCAGAAGCATTAACTTGCCTTGCGTTCTGTACAAACCTATCGTCCACTTCATCAATCAATTTATTCAAGGTGTTGACTGAATTTGTTCCACCGACTGCTTTTGTGGCGCCAGCCTTCATTGCGCTTAGCTCTTGAATTACTTTTCGACCCACTTCCGCACTATCTGTGGTTCCTTTTGCGTTTACGGCAAGGTCATCAAGCGCCGCTACTCTGTCATCTAGGTATGATTGAACGCGTGGAAGGAAATCTTCAGGGTCTACAGTCTCAAGATCCATCCCGATCTTCTTTGTGATGTCCAAAAGGTCATCCTGAAAGTCGTCACCGTGCCTTTTTGTAAACTTGCGTAACTCTGTAGGCGTTGGGTCAAAAACATTCACTACCACGTCGCGCGGATTAAACTGTTTTTTAATGGGGTTTACGACTGCTTTACTTAAACCTTTAACCGGTTTGGCCATAAAATCTAACGCGCCTTTGCTCGCACGACTGCCAAGACCAAAAGTAGCTGACAACAATCCGCCAGCAGCAAGAGACTCGGCAGCTATACCAAACCTTTCCATTGGGTCTGCATTGTCTGCTAGAGCGGCTTCTGTAATTGCGTAGGGTGAAGATAAAAGAACACCTTCAGTTGCTAGTTGTGCTGTCTTGTCGATGGTTTTAGCTGCAATTGATTTAGCCGCCGCCATCTTTCCGGTCTGCTTGAGACCTTGCTCTGCCAGTTTTGCAGTAAATAGCTTCTGCACACCCTTTGTAGCTACCTGACCGCCTTTACCTATTGCTTTAAATATAGGGCCACCATAAGCAAGAGAGCCTAAGAATCCAGCAGTGCCACCAATGGCATTTGAAGCCATGTGTTCTTTCTTCAAAGCTTCTTTTTTAGCAACTTCTAAAGGATCTTCTGTCTGATCGTAGATCATTTCAGGTAAACCTATGGCCAATTCATCAAGAGCTTGTACAAGTCCTGTCTTAACAGCACCTTTCAGACCTTTGTTTTCATCCACGTATTCGCGTGTAGCCGCCTGCGTGGGGGTCTCTAGTTGAAATCCGCTGTTCAGAGCTTCAGATACGTGCTGGTCTGGTATAGAATAAGGCTCCCCGTCGGAATTCCGCATGCGGATATTCCCAGTTTTCTTATCCCGTAATGCTTTTAGGCTTCCGGACACTTATTCCCCTTTAAATTGTGAAAAATCTGTACCACCCTGGAAGCCACGCGCTTTCAAAAAGGTTCTTTCTTTTCTTTCTAGCATGTTTTCAAGGTTTTGAAGCTTTGTCATTGTTGTCGGAGAGAAAGAAAGGGGGTCCTCTGGGATCAATTTATTTAAAAGATCCATATCAGGTCCAGCCAAAACGCCCAGCTCAGCAATGTTTTTCATAATCAATGCAGCTTCCGTAGCCAATTGCTTACCCTTAGCCACAGACGAACGATTCAAAATTTCTCCGCCGCCTTGTTTTTTTCGCAGGCCCTTCATTTCCTTAACAAGCTCTTTTAAAGTTGTTGAGTCAGATAGGTATGATTTTGTTTTTTTAGCATCGTCTTTTGTCAAAGCCATGCCCTGACCAGGAACAAACCGCTCTAAATCCATTTGTTGACGACGGTTTTTCATGAGGTGCATTTCCATTTGCTGGTTATTCTTGTCCATCTGGTCTTGGAGAACGCCCAAGCCTTTCTCAGTATTGGCAGCAATCAAAGGGTTTTCATACTTCTGCCCTTGTATCTGAAGCTCTCTTTGTAGTTTTTTGAGAATAGCATCTTGCGCGGCATAGCGAGCGGTTTGGCGGTCACCAAATTCGTCTTTAAGTTCGCTGTAAATACCCTTTGTGCCTTCAATCTCTTTCATTTGCTTGTCGAGATCAGCCTGGATACCACGCTCAATAACTTTAACTGCCTGGTTCTGACCCGTCCCGTTAGGGGCTGACCCCATAAAAAGAGCTAGACCCATAAGAATCTTTCCGCCCACACTCTTATCTGCAAACATATCTGCCACATTTGCGTTAGATTGAGCGTATTTTTCAAGTTTTTGATCAATTTCGACGCGTTTTGAAGCAATTTCATTCTCTTCTTGCTGTCTTTTTTCGATTATGTCTGCTTGAGCCATATCTGCCTGACGTTGACCCTCGACCATTGTGTCGTAAAGTTCATCCGCACGGGCCGCTTTAATGGAACCCTCTTTGGCAGTTGCCTCTTGCTGAATCTTTAATCCCTCATTGCGTGCGTAAGGCTCTGAAATGCCTGGAGCGTAGGATTCTTGTTCTAAAGGCTGAGCAGTCGGAGTGAAATCCACTTGCTGCGCAGTTTGTACCTGTGTCATGGGATCTACGGGACCAGGTTCAATACCTTCCATACGCTTTTCAAGTCTATCGCTGATACTGGGAACTTCTTCTTCACCTTCAAACCTTTTTTTTAGTCTGTCAGCTACATTTGGCTCTAAAAATGGCATTATTTTTTCCCCATTTCTTTCATTTTTTTATGAAGATGCGCATTGCTCGCAAGCATTGCTGATACAGCCTTAGCCATGTCCACGCCCTTACCCTTTTCAGTATCAACAACCATGTTTTTGCCTACTTTGGACTTCATAAGGTCTTGCGCTTTGATACCTAGCTGCTTTTCACCCTTCGGATCATCCTTGTATGAGAAGGAAATAGGCTCCAGTTTGTCCAAAAAGTCATCCATTTTGGCTGGTTTGATATCTTCTTTGACATTTTCATCTGACATAAGAACCGAAGCAAGCGCCTGACCACCCTGGGAAACAAGTTGCCCACGTCTAGTTTGTCCAGAGTTGAATCGATCGCTATTAATTCCAGCCGAACCAAGCCTTTGATTTGCTTCAAGGCGTTCTCTTTCGATCTGCGCGTCTCTGTCTGTGTTAGCGTAATCCATTCCCTGGGTTCTAGCTTGTGTTGAAAGATTTCCACCCGCTGAAGTTGTGCTTGATTGTGCCCCACGTGCTGCAATCTCTTGAGATATAGCGTCGTTAACTTCCTGCATTCTTGCACGTGTACCCTGGCCCGCTGCCTCTTGGTTAATATCTGCGCCTACGCGGGCTGCGTTACGTGCTGCTATAGCTGGATTCACTGCTTTATTGGTTACAGCAGATGAAACCTGACTCGCAAGGTTCTTTTGCATCGCTTGGTCAAGAAAGGATTGCGCCAAGGAAGGGCCTTCGCCTCTTGCGCGAGCTGACACAGCATCGATTAAAGGATCGTATCCAACAATTTGCTTATTGAGCTGTTCAATAAAGCGGCTTTGGATGCCTCGATCCTGATCCATCATCTCTTGGTTTTCAGGGCTTAGCTCGAAAGCTTCGTCTCGAAACTGATACGGATCCATACTGGATTGCTGTCCAGCTCCGATTGCGCCTGTAACACCTTTAACTGCTTTTTTTACAAATCCCATGGGTTTAAGTCCTTTGTTACCATTGTATATTTTTGTTCATGTTTTTGAAAATTAAATTTTTCTGCGCGATTTATAACCGCCTGCATCTCTGTGAAACCTATAAGGGTCTTGAACCCCATGCCCATAGCTTCCAAAACAACACACTCGATACATTCGTCTAAAGCCTCGGTTCTTGATTCTTTATCAATGTTCGGGTTGTATATAATGCTTTCGATAAGGCAAATAGAACTATCAGTCTGGTAAAGAAACGCCGCTGCAATGTTGTCAACGATGAATCCTACATCTGGATAGCTATGATTTGGAGGTGGTTTGACCCCATGAGACTGCCACCACCCTTCAAACTGGTCAAAGTCATCTTCTCTGTATCTACGTGCGCCGATCATGATGTCCCAAAGTTGTTGACTGCTGAGTATTTTCGGAGAGTCTTTTTGACTCCGACCTCTAAAGCAATGTTAGAAAGGCTATATCCTTCGCCAAATGTATTCAAATGAGTTTGACTGTCTTGAAATCTGAATCTAAGGCTTGTGCACTTTTGCTGCGTCATGTGAGTCTTAAATTCGTACAAAGGGTACCCTCCGCCATAGCCAAAAGATGAATCATCGGAACCATATGGGGACGTGTCTCCATAAGCCTGGATATTATATACATCACCAATGTCGATAGTTGCAAACTGTGAGAAGTTAGGATTGAAATCATACCCGATAGCCACTTCCATTTTGTGGTCTGACTTGTAATCACCTAAGAAAATCATACGGTAAATACGCTGGAACCCCTGCATTTGAGCCATGGAGATCCATCCAGTAGTGATTTTCATTGAAATGGGTAGGTTGCCATCGGTAAATGAATCGTTTTCTTTCCATACCTGACCGTCAGAGCGAAGATATACGAATCTTCCATCCCATACATCGGAATCTTCTGCTGGTTGGTTTGTGAATGTGCCCCACTGGTTAAAGTAGTAATCGTACATTAAGGTCGTACCTTCTTCAGTAACGTATCGAATCTGGTTAGTATCTGGAACAGATGCACCTGAAGAAATGGTTAATCCGTTAAAGCCTTCCACTCGGTCGCCTATGTATTGAACCTGTAGAGATCTATTTATAATGTATATGCCCTTTGATGACTTGAACATGATACCATCTGGGGTTTGCTCTACCGAGTTAGGGTCTACACAACCCGCGTCAGTGGTGATCAATTGAGCATCTCCATAATCAGAGCCACCGCCTGCACTGTTTGGTCCGTCTCCAGAGATGAAGAACACCGCTTGGCTCTTGAAAAGCAAGAGGTTTGAATCAAGTACAGCCAAAGCAGTAATCGGGCCGCCTTCAGCATCAACACGGTCGCCAAATTCGCTAACAAACTCCACTGGCAGCCCAGCTTCGCGCTCTTTTGAGTATGCGTAAGTAAGTTGGTCAGGCAATCCAGCAAGAAAGACTCTGTTTTTATACGTAACAACCAAAGAAGAGGACGGGGGCGCAGTATTTTCAAAGATTCCGCCAGTTGTATAGAGCAAATCGTTTGTGATAATCGTTTCATCCGACAACGTGTCAGTGAAATTCAAAGAATCTACATCCGTGTCATTTAAAAGCGGTGCTATGATGGATGTCACGCGGTAATAATTGGTGCCATCGGCTGTGGTTCTGTAAACAACAAGACGAACTGGAGCGCGGTTGTCTCGCTTGGCAGTAAGTCTCAATGTAGGGATGGTAATATCAACACTCTGCGATGCTCCTCCTCCAGATAAGACCAATTGCTCTGCAATAGATGGGGCTGATCGGTGAATCTGACCTAAATTGTCAGTCCATTCGTAACAAATTTGATATGATCTTGTTCCATCTGACAAAGATCCGCCTGCTGCTTGAGCTGTGAACGTCGATCCTTCTGGAAATAAATGGAAATTGTGTTCTGTCACGCTTACGCCGTCATAAGATTGAAGGATCCCGCCCACAATATGAAGTTGACCAAGCTGCGCGTTTTGAAATTTGTTTTCGCTGGAGAAATCTAGGGAAGTGGCGAAGATGCCGAACGTAGAGAAGATCTCGCTGTCCTCTGTATCAATAGAAGTCTTTTCTTGGTGGCCAAATAGGAAAGTACTAGGACCAATTTGGGGCACTTCAGTCAATAATGAGTTGCCAGAGTGATCTCCAGAGGTACCGTATGACATTTTTGCAACGATGTTACCCTCATTTGAGACAGTGAAGTAGGTAGATTGGAACTGACTGACGTGTACTACGTTCACATAACATAGATCATTGAAGATAAAGACCTTGGACGCAAGCCCAACGCTTCTTTTAAACACTCCAAGGACTGAAAACGATCCAGTGATGTCAATTGTACTGGTTTGGATCAAGTAATCCTGCGTTTCAGCGTTAGAAATCGTATACCAGAGCTGCATCTGGTTACCCACAACACATCCAGTCATGTTTACAACATCCGCAATCGTTTCAATAACCGTAACCGGAAGCAATTCAGCTAGAAGGAAGTTATATACAGTGACTGCAATTTCATCTGAGGCATTCGAGAAGGAAATCCATACATTTTGATTTTCGTCAGTGGTGATGAAAAGAGCGTTTGTAGCGTTTTGGGGTATAAAAGTAGGGGCAGAAATAACAAATCCGTCCGTGATTGTTCTTACGCTGACCGTGCTCGTATCATCATGGTACGCAACAAATTGACGATCGCCAACAAGCACTACATCATAATTGTTTGAAGCATTCATGTCATTTGTGAATATAAAAGGCCCTGCGATGTCTGAAGGGGTGTTCTTAGACACATACTGATATCGAAGTGAGGTGTCACCGGCTTCGGTGTACCAAATAACCAAGAAGTCACCGAGTTTGGTTACTTTAGGTGCTGACGCGTCCACAGATAGCTGCTTATCGAACACGTAAACAGTTCCGAACTGCTGGTCTATAACAGAGAAACGAACGCCGCCACGGTCATCCTCCCAAGCATAACAAGTAATGTTACCCAAAGAGTCGCAACTTACGTTGTTTTGATCATATCCGTTCTTGATAATGGGTGCATCCTTGGCAATTACAGATACAACGTTTCCTTTTTCGACCCATGAGCGGTTAGTTTTCCCGTAGGAATACATTTTTTTGCCTGTGTAGAGGTTTAATTCATCGTTATATATGCCAATAGCTTCCCCGGCTTCGATTTCACCACCACCTGTAATGGTTTTGGGCAGTGTTTCGTATCCAAATCGCTTGTTAAGAGCCCCTGCTTTTGTAAATACAGCATTTTCAAGCTCTAAAAGTTCAGCAGGCGTGACAAGCTTTTCATCTTTCTTGGTGTTGATACCGCTTGTCATCGACACATTGACTGTTTGGCGCATTAAAGGCATTTAAATCCTCCAAGGTTAGGCGATAAAATCACAGTTCAAACGCTACCAATCTACATGAATCAAAATCAATTTGAGAATCAGCAAAAGGGATGGAGTTTGTGGCTGCCTGCACTCTATAAACGTATGTCCCCGCTGCAACTATATCAATAGCCCACACGCTTGATGGTGGAATTGTGATACGTCTATTGTTCTCCGTGCTTAATTCATCATCATATTGGATTGTTGAACCGCCAATGGTCGTAGAATCTCGTCTTAATCGAATAAATCCTAGTGCATTTTCGTCCGATTCAGAGTTAACAGTGATCTGTGAACAGTCCAGAAAGTCGCCCTTGGAACCAAAGATACCAACAAAGACCGGCCTTCCGGTTGTAGTTAAAGTGACTGTATCCCCAACCGTGCCAAAATCGTCATTTTCCCTTGAATCAGTCCAAGTAGCGCTTATCGCGACCCCTCTTAGCCCGACACTTGTTCCATTTGGCCGCGTATATTTCTCCACAACCTGATTAGCAAATTGAGAAGTCACGTTATGGTTTCCTGTGCCGAGAATTGTCACCTCATTTGTAACAATAAGATCATCACCGGCAATAACATCTTCGGCAGCCTCTAAGTTACCCGTTGTGACTAGGTTTCCTGAACTATCGATAGTAGCTGGGGACTGCTTAAGGAATCCGCCCACGCCATCATAAACAGGTATTCCCTCGTTCACAGATACCGCAGCCGTGACCTTCTTATCTGTTACAAACCAGCCGGAAGCTCCGTCAGAGACGATAACCAAAGCGCCATTGTTAGAGTCAATTACCACTGAAGCGTTTACGCCGTCGATTTCATCCACGCCATTAGGCAGCAAAGTGATGTTGTTAAGTCCTGCAATGCCCGTTACGTCTTTAATAAAGTAGAACCTACCATTAGCCACCGCATTAGCAGGGGGCAAAGACAATTGAATGCTTGTAGTGGTATCTGCCTGAATAAATGAATACGTATCTGAAGGGTTGATGGTTGTATTCGAAGCTACTGACACACTCTCAAACGATCTTGAGATACCGTCGGAGGAAGATTGCACGCTTGTGCCCGCTGTAATTTGCACGGGTGTTCCTGCGCCGTTATTGTAATACAGATCTCCATTTACCACATAAACAGAGCGAAGATCGGCTGGATCAGTCAAGACTGCGCCGTTAGAAATGAACCTAATTGAGTTGGCGAGGTTAATGTTGTTGGTATTGACTGAAAAGTCTGTGTTGATGTTCATTCCAGCAGGGGTAATCTTCACCCCTTTGCCTGTAGAGTGATCGTGGGTGTCGAGATTGTTTATAATGAGGTTGTTCAGCTTCTGCGCCCATTCAGGCCCCAACGTGATTGAAACTGTAGGTACATCCATACCCATATTTGGTGTAATTGCCATGCTATCTCCTTAAAAAACCCATATTTTTGTTTTGGTTGGTATATTTGATCCAGACTGAACGTAGATATACTTGTCCCTTTTCTTCTGATCGGCCAAACCAAAGAAAACGGCATTTTCTAATTCAGAATCAACGCAAATCCAGCCGATATAATTTCTTCCAAGCCTATGCTCCACAACATTAAGCCCAGTTTCAAGAACTGTTTCGATGATCTGGCCATCCAGAATGGGTGTAGCTGTCAAAATATCAAGAACCGATGCTACATTGTCTTGCAATGTGCTTGTTTCACGGTCTTTCATGTCTAGTTTACGGAACTTTTTCACCAAGGCTCCCCACCAAATGAATCATCATAGCCACCGCTTACGTCAGTGACTTGCTCTGGTTCGCCTGAATCACGGTTTGCGGCCATGTTTTCGATACGATCAATCAAAGCTTGCTTTCTAGCGAAGAGAATTGAAGTGTCAGACTCTTCTTTGTTTAAACATTTGATTGCAGCATCTACAACAACGTACTCTTCCCAGCCGTTGTAGGTTCTTCCGTCCACCTGAACGATGGATCCTGTTAAATTGGTCGCGATGACTACTTCCTGCGCATTACTGGCAGTGCCAGAAAGGATGACACTAACCAGCGCCAGTGCATCTTGGGAGGCATTCACCGCGTTCTGTACTTGTTCAGCAGTGGAAACTTCATCCTCTATTTGAATGAAGATTGCATTGTCTGTGACAGTAACTACTTCCGATCCAGCCGTGGCACCTCCGGTATATTCTACCGAAACGAGGTTCCCATCCGAGTAAATATCTACGGCTTGAAAGGTTAAATCTTGTATTGTGGCTGTTCCTAGCTTGCCCGTGATCATATCTGGGGCAGAAGGGGTATACCAAAGTCTGTAATTGCCCGTTGCTTTTGCTTCTGGAACGATTTCTATTGTCTGATCAATAAGCCGATACCTACGATAATCAATACGGGTGCGGCTAAGTAGAGAAGTAGGTCGGTCAAGGTAATTGCGGTCTCGAAAGTTCCACTTGGATAGTTCCGCATAAGATCCGCCAAGGTCATAGTCAACGCCTCTAGCTTTGTAGAAATTATCTGGCAAATCATAGGTGTTTCCCTCTGAAATTGTGAAGAGAGTCTTGACTGTGTAGTAATCTTCAAAGCGTGAAACGATAATATCGTACATTTCTTTGAATGAATTGTTAATATAGACGTCTAGTTCGTCATTGGTGACAAAATTAGACCGTTCCATATCGGCTCGTTGCCTTACTTGGTCTCTTAATGATGATAAAGTAACAGTGCCCATCTGGTATCCTTACTTTTCCAAGTGCAATTCTACATCTTCTTCTTCCATGTCGCACATTTTGATGAAGTTTTTCAAAGAGTGTGCAAAATTGAGTGCATCACCGCTTTTTACTGCGGTGATCATCTCATAAGCTGCCTGTTCATAACCAGATTGATACTGTTTTTCTGGCATTGAGCTTGGCGGCCCCAATTCAGTCATCTCTTCGACGAAGCCTGGTTTGCCTTTTTTGATCTTGCCACGAATTACCGTGACCAATGCTTTGTTGTCGAAGAGTAACACTTAAGCGACCCCTGAGTTGTTGAGCATAATTACAACGTGAATGATACACGCTGATGGCAATCCATCAAGATCAATGGTTCCTGTTCCCTGAACATCTTCGCTTAGAATCTCTACAGTAGCAGAAGCACCTTCTATGCCGAACGTCGCAGCTAGCAAAGTTGGGTATTTGTCTTCTAATACGATTTGATGAGATCCAGCACCAGCTTCAACAATGTTGAAACCTAAGCCAGAAAGCTTGGTTGGGACACTAGCAACGAGTTGAACTCGACCTGCAATGATTTTGGTTTGGTTGTTTAGTGATTGTACTCTTTTGAAATTTCTGTTTGCCATGTGGCACCTCCGTTTAGTCTCGCCTTTCGGGGAGCGTTTAAAAATAATAGGGGGCCATTATTGACCCCCTATCATGTTACCAGCTTACGCTAGTTGAATGTTTCCGTTGTAGCCTGGAGCGTTACACTGTAGCTGACCGTAGTAGCCGTAGCGAACTTCCACACCATCGGATGATGCTTGACGCAACATTTGTAGACCATCGGTATCGATGACTCGAACTGCTTTACCCATGGAGCAAAGCTTGAAAGTGCTTAATTGCACCATGAAAGCTCTGTCAGATGGACAGTTTTGATCAGGGATTACGTTGATCGGGCCTTTAGGACCGTTCACGAGAATACCGCGGAAGCCAATTTCTGGGTTCACTTTAAGATCTACATATTGCAATTTAGACTCCAAAGCTTTCTCAAGAGCTGCATAACGATCGTAAGACATGAATGCGTGGTCAACTTTACCACCTTCACGTGCTACTCGGTTTGCACCTTCAATAAGGGCTTCTTCAATTGGATCGCCTGAACCATCGTAACGAATTCCGCCTAAGCGAGTCGTATCTACAGAACGGTCAACACCAAAGAAAGGAGTTGCGGTTGGAACTAAGTTCGGGATCCATGCGCGTAGACCAGAGGTCTTAAGTGCGAATGGAGAAGCGGTATCCTGACGGTCACCTGCGACGAACATTGTATCACCTAGCGCAAGGCCGGTAACGGTGTTCAGTACAACGTTGACTGTGAAGGTACCTGCTGAACGATCAATCGTTTGGATGATTGCTTGAGAACCAGCATCGCGTAGTGCGCCTGTGTTTTCAAATTCAGCAAAGACCAATACCTGGCCTACTTCGAAGTTAGTGATTGAATTTGGATCAGTCAAAACAACGGTCTGAGTTGCTAGGTCGGTTGCAGCACCAATGGTACCGATTCCGCCGAAGCCTGTTCCGTATAGTTCGATTGCCAAAGAACGGGTTAAAGTGTTGATTGCGCCGTCGATTTCGGTTGTGGCAGCTTCCATAAAGGCATTTTCGTTACCTTTTGAAGCTTCCAAAGTTTCGTTGTCGATGGTTGCAATTGAATAATCTTTTACACGAGTCAAAGTGAATTGATCGATTAAAGAGTTAGTGACCTGTCCACGAGCTTGTGCTTGCGCAAAGTTCGCTGAACGTCCTTGAGGGTTGCCGTAAATCAATGGAACGGGTTTATTACGTCCACGGAATTCGGTTGATTTTGATACAAGTGCCAAGAACGGGTTGTCTTGATACACCATGTTTTCAACGCGTTGATCTGTATAATGTTCTTTCAGAGCAGCGTCGAAGGAGACCATATCTAAAGCCATGTGAGCCTTCTTTCATGATTAAATTAAAAAAATGACTGAGTTATCTCAATCTTGTTTTTAATCACTCATTCTACTGGCAGCAGCTCTCTTTTAAGTACCTTTAGCCTATTATCTCTCGGCATAGATTTGCGATTTATACTGTATTGTATGGCCTATGCATTAGATGTCAATCACTTTCTTTGAAGCGTTTGGATCGGTTGATTTCAGCGTACAAGCGGTTGATTCTTTTCTTATTCTTCTTTATCTTCAGCCTTACGAATAAGATACGGACTAGAGAAGCTCCTACCAAAAGCATCAACACGGTTTTCATGATAATCGCTCCATTTCGATATGTTCACCTCATACAAAACATCAAGAGCATTTGACCTTTGACGCTCTGGGATGTTCTCCAAGAACGCTTTCAGGTCAAACTTTCTTAATCTCATTACTTGTGGCGGAGCTTTGCGGCTGCTCTTTTCATAGACTCTTCTTTGGACAGAAGGGGCTCATACTCTTTTGCTGCCGTTCCTGCGCCTGAAACTGATTTGTTGGACAAAGACATGCTTTTTTTGGTTGGTTTTGGCTCCCCTATTAAGGATTTAACCTTAGAAGTACCCATTGCCTTTTTAACTTCCGCTTCAATGATCTCTTCCACACGGTCAGCGGCTTCCTCGATGCTCATGATGCGGCCTGACTCTTCGTGTTCAGCTTCGATAGCTTCGTAGATAGAATCAAATGTGCTGTATGCATTGATCAATTCATATTTCTGAAGGTTGTCGCCTGTAGAAACAAATTCAGTGATGTCTTTTTTGGCCTTTTCAATGATCTTTTGGCTATGTGCCTCTTGAGCTTCTTTTTGTAGACGTTGCTGTTCTTCCTTTTCGGTTTCAAGCTTGTTCCATCTCTCTTCGTTCTTGGCTTCCATCTCTTTCATGAGCTGTTCGGGTGTTTTTTGCACCTCTTTGCCATCCATTTCATCAAGGGCAGCAGTAACAAATGAATTTAGATCCTTATAGCCAAGCTCTTCGATCAATGCTTTTGGGCTGTTTGTGATGCGTTCAAAGTTTTCATTGAAGTATTTGATCTTCTCCTCTGACTCTTTAATGGTTCTTTCCATCTCCACAACTTGCTTTTCACGTTTGGCTAAGGCAGCAAATCTAGCGGACGATTGTTCTTCATCCTTTGCTTTCTTTTCCTCTACGTTCTTTTCAAAGTCTTTTGGGTTAGGTTCGTCACCTTCAGGATCTTCCGCTACTTCACCTTCAATAGGTTCTTTTGGCTCTGGGGCTGGATCGGTGTTGTTGTCGATTTGAGGGGCTGTATCATCTATTGCAGGTTCTGGTGCTTCCTCTACTGCTGTAGGTGGCAATTCAATCGTTGTGACTGGTGCTGGATCAGATGATGTTACAGGGTTTATGGTTGTTGTTTCTACTGGTGGCATTATGGCTCCTATTTCTCTTTAGGCCACTTTAAAGGGATTTGACTATCACACCCCATCAAGTGGTAATAAATTGCTGGTAGGGTTCTGTTCTGGAACCGCTATCGGTTGTTCTTGTGCCTGCTGCGCTGCAATTGCTGCCGCGGCTTCAAGTTCTGCTGCCTCTATCATGGCTTTGTTTTGATTCATGAACTTCTGCAATAGGGCAAGTTTGTCCTCTGGGACTTTGTTCATTTTGGCCTGTAGATAAGCTCTCTGTGTATATTCAATGTTGTAGGTTAGATCCATGTAAGGTTCTGGGGAGGTGTAGCGCCCTTCCTCTATCATACCTTCAATGATTTCTTTCAAGATCTCGATACTTGCTGTCTTGTTATCTACATAAGATTCAATGTCAGGGAAATCTAACAAATCAAGAGCGTATGCTTTATCGATGTATCCTGCCTGGGTTAATTCTTGAATGTGTTGCAATCTACCTTGTGGAGTTTTTGGCAGTTGGCTGACAGGGAAGGCTGTCATAACGAACTTATCATCTTCCAAGTCCACATCTTCCCATTTAATGGTTTCGATGAATTTCTTGCCTTTAACTTTTACTTTTAGATCATTGTCGTCTTGCTCATGAAGGTCACGGCTCATGTCAATGATGATTTTAGATGCGTCTAGGAACATTTTTTCGTATCGCTGGGCTGTCAGTGCAAAGCGTTCTGACTCGATATCGTTGTATTCACGAATAGCCACACCTGCATCAAGGCCAGATGGCTTCTTACCTGTGGATGAAAGCTGGTTAATGCCTACGTTTTCAAAGGCTTTGTTGTAAAGGTTCTCTAAGTGTTGGTAAACCTCTGGGGACATTGCTGGAGGGGTTACCGCTTGAGGGGGTGTGATGTTGAATTTAACTACCCCACCATCTAAGTTATTCAGATGCTGAGTATTTACCCCACTTGAGTTTTCGACCAACCATTTAGGGTGACACATGAGGTGCATAGCTTTTTGAATGGTTCTGAGAAGTTTGTTAATCTCAATTTGAATGCCTTTGATTTCCTCTGGGATGCCTGCGCCATAAAAGCCAAGAACTTTGTCGCACCACCTGAAAAACACAAACGGAAAGTATTCTTTGTCGTACTGCTCTTCAAACAATGTAGCAGTGCTGATTACGATTGCATGGTGGCCGTCGGATGCCCCACCCCCACTTTTTAGATGCCATGCCTCTGTAACCTTTACTAGGTCAGCAGATGATTTGCTTGATGTGTCTCCGTCCACACCGCCTTCTGCTTGCTTGATTTCCGTGCGATACTTTGGAAACATTTCGTACAAAACGTCTCGACTGATGTACTTAGTTTGAAAGAGTTGTTGGGGGGACCCATACATGCCATCTGCTTGATCTACGATGATTTCGTCAATGATGACGCGTTCGATTTCGATTTCGCCTGTGGAGTCGTTTCTAATGAATTTTAAGCAGCCTGTACCGAAGATTTCACCATCTTTAAAGGATTGTTGGGCTTTTGTGTACATGTCTTGAGATTCAAAGACACCTGCAATATATTTAGATAGTTTCTTGGCTCTGCTCTGCTGTGAGTAGTCGCCTTTTTCGGTTAAAAAGAGTGGGCGGGGTTTGTTTTTAGCTATTTTTGATTCTGCTGTGTCGACAATGGACTTGATTACGTTAAGTGTTACGCCTGTATTTTTGGCGGATGTTTGAGAGGTTGGCTTTTGAACGCCATATAAGCCCTGAAAGGCTTCATTACTGTACAATCTTAAATGTTGGCGGTTTCGATTGATTCGATATACCTGCTCTTGATTGATTAACTCTACAATGCCGTTGATATCGGCAAACATCTCTTTGCCTTTTGAGTGCCACCACTGATTTTGAATCTTTGTGGTTTTTCGTTCTGGATTGACTTGTTTTGTAGTTACTTTTGGTATTGCCAAGGTCGCTTACGCAGAGTGAAACATTTCTTCTTCTGAGTATTCTTCTAAATACCCGTCAAAGTCCTGTCCCTTCTGTCCTGGATCACTTATCTGGGGACCCGTAGCTTTAATATCTGATTGAAAAGATGTGATTTGTATTTCAACGCCATCCATGGCCATCTGAGAAATGCGATTTTTTTGCATTAATTCCATCAATTTTTCTACATCTTTGATGGTTTTGACTCGTTTTTTGGGTTCTGGCATACCAAAGAATTATTGTACGTTTTGTAATAAATGTCAATAATCATCTTCTTCCCAAAATGCCTTGGCTTCGTTCTCTTCCATTTTTTCCGCTTCTTTTTCCCACCATTGGTCTACAGCCTCCACAGAATGAGGTGAAACCGGTTTTTCTATTGGGCGTGAAAGGTAACTGTAACAGAACCTGTACCCATATAGAGCGGCATCTGCCAAGTGATTTGGACATGATGCATTTTCAATACGTTTAGACCCTCTGTCATCCCATATTAAGTTTAGCCACTCATTGACAAGATCGTATGTTTCAGACTCTACAAGCTTGATTACCCCTTGGATAAGGTCACCGTTCATTATCTCAATGAAGTCACTTTTACCTGTTTTGTCAGCAGCTACCCATGGAACATTATGACGGCGGCGCATCTCTTCGACTGCTTGCTTGTTTGCCCCATCAATGATCATTTTCATGGGGTTGTAATCTTTCATCAATACTTTTGCGTACTCAGCCACGTCCGTGACGTCCATTTTCTTCTTTTTGTACGTGTGAACTATGTACGGATGGGGGTGGTGCTCATTCCAAGCGTAAACAACATAGGCTGTGTCGTCCTCGTATCCAATATCGCAAGCCACAACGTAGTTCCATTTTGGCATTTCTGGCAATTTTGAAACAAGGTTTCGGGCCTCTTGATATTTGTAGACAAGTTTATCTTCATCAACAACCCACTGATTGAGATACATTTGTTTGTAAAGCGGGGTCTCAACAATAGCGGGGTTTTTCTCTATTAAGCCTTTGATTTGCCTATTAACAGGGCCACGGGTGTATGGGTTGTCATCAAAAGTCCATTTGTGAACATCCCAACCAGGCTCTTTGCCGGTGGTAACTTCATTGAAAAATGTTTTGGTTCTATTTCCTGTGGTACCGATCATGCAAATCGTACCGTTGTAATCAGCTACAGCAGGCTGGAGGGTTTTATATACAATTTCTTTAAGATCCACTCGGAACGATGCACATTCATCGATCACAACGAGTTTAAACTTCTGACCAAGGGCTTTTTCTTGCTCTTTTTCACTCTGGTCCATACCTACGCAGTAAATAATAGATCCGTTTGCGAAGGTGACTGTTAATTCGTTTTGATTAAATTTTACTTTTATTTTAAAGCGGCGGGCGATGTCTTTGAAAACATCTTTAAACATAATTCTTTTGGCTGAGGCGCTTGTTAAAGCTACATACAGACAGGAAACGCCTGGATTTTCCAGAGCTTCTTTAAAAAGATACAACCCCATGCCATAAGATTTACCAGCACGTCTTGAACACTGCGCTGCCTTAAGGGTTGAAGGGTTGTTTATGAATTTTGTCTGGGTAGGAAAAGAATCACGAAGAAGATCCACTGTTTTTTCAGCAGCGATATACCTCTTTATGATTGCTTTTTCTTTTCGATTCACTCTTTCTCAAACTCAATAACATTAAAAAGGGTGGTGTATTTCACTGAACCGCCATGAGATATTAAAACGATTTGATCCTGCAATACAATTTTGTATCCGTCAGATGATTTAAAGTTTGTTCTATCTGTAGAATTTCCCACTTTAACCGTCTTTGCCAGTTTCAATGACTTTAAAGCTACGCCGCCAGCAATGTCTTTTTGCGTTTCACCTAAAACATTATGATAATCAACCGTTTTTTTAGATACGATTGGTGCATCAATTGAAGCGCGGAACTTGCTTTCTTTTTTGACAGCAGGTGCCTTTACTTGCTTGGGCTCTTGCACCTTTTCGGGAACAATTTCTTCCTTTTTAGCTAGTTTTTTTACTTCCAGTTTTTTTTGGCTCTTCTGTTTTTGGGGTTTCTTCTTTGGCATTGATTTCCTCTTTTCCGATTTTAATTAAAGCACATGTGTTCTCGCTGTATTTGGCAAAAAGCTGCTTTTCAATGTGGTCCAACTCTAACCTTTGTACGGCAATTGTTCCAACTTTATGCAAAACCTCTTGATTGCTCTTCATAAGAGCTTCGATAATTGTTTTCTTCTCTTCTGGGGTCATTTTGTTCCTTTCATGAACGGGTTATACATTAAATTGTATTTCTCTCTCAAGCAATCAAAGTAGCCTGTGGCATATGTGCAAATAATAGGGTTTTTAGGGTTTGGCAATATAATGCCCAGTAGTTCGTTGAAAATGCCATATCTTCGATAAGAGTATTTTGTATATGCGTAGTGGATAACAAGAACGTCATCAATGGTGGTGTAGGCTATGTAGGCAAAAATGTGGTTATGATCCTCTGGATTTACTGCAACAATGAAATTGCATGTATCGACTCTTTGCTCTACTTCGATCGATGTATTGTCAAAATACACCTGGTTGATCATTCTTTTGTTGTCCTCGGTCTTTCGATAGGACTTGATCCAAGTGCTTAGAAAAAAGTTTTTATCCTTTGGTTCAGGGGGTCGTGTCTCAAAAATACTCATTTTTTACGCGCCAATATCTCTTTTGCACGAATACGAAGCTCTTCATTGGTCATGTTTTTGATTTCGTCATCGTCATCGTCTGGATTGTCTTTTAGGTTTTTGTCGATCATGACCAGTGTTTTGGCCATGTCTGTAACTGATCGGATATCATCTTTATCAAGAGTTGATAAGGAAGAGGCTTTGGCGTGGCGCGTGAGTTGCTCGTCCATAATAGAAATGGCTTTGTCTAGGGACTCTCTTGCATCTTTATCTTCTTCTTTGAGGCTCAATATCTATACCTTATGTTTGTCGGGGTCTTTTCAAAATACAACCAATAACTAGACCCCTGTTCCCATATTGGAGAGAGAATATAATGATTTTAGTTGTTTTTTTCTCTATGTCAAATAGAATCTATTCTTAAACATAAAAGTGTTTTTACTTTGTCTTTTAAACCCTGCTGGAATGGTTCTAGTGGGGTTTTTTTTGGCGGAAACGCAATTTTTTTATACCATATTTTTTTGTAAATAAAAAAAAGCGCCCTGTATTTCTTGACGAAATGAAGCGGGCGCCATAACATGTTTGTTGTAGCTCAATCATTGTAGCAAATAACTGAGCAAACCACCATCTTTTTAGGTGTTCTAGGTGTAAAACAGTAACTTCCTACCCGTTTCGGGGGCGTTTTTTAATTGGTGAATATAGGGCAGACATAACAAGGCGGTCTGTAACCACAAAAGAGCGTAATTTATACAAGTTGCAATAAAAAGAGAGTGCCTACCCCAGCTTTTCTTTTCGGCGTGATTGCGGACACCACGAGCCCCCAGCCCCCAGCTCGAAGCCCCGATAGATAGGGGTATTAGCCTTGTATTACCTAAAGTAAACTAGACCAAAAAAACCAAATAATTTTTGCCTTTCTGTTTGACATTGTGTAATTACACATGGTAGAATGATTACATCAACAAGAAAGGATTGTATGATAGCAGGAAATAGAAGTTATGACGTCGATGTGGACGGTAAGGAATATGAAATTAGATACAAGGTTTCATGCTCTAAGGCATCTACAGAGGCATACGGAGTAGTGAAGTGGCATTGGGACATTGAACTATATGATCTAGAAGTATGGGAGTATGACGAAGCAAGTAATACAGACGAAAACATTACAAAAGAATTGTCGGTAGAAACCTTTGATAAGTTTTTTGAGAAAATGCAAAACACTTTCGGGGGGCACGAAGATGACGCAGAATACACCATATAAGGAACAAATTGAAGATTTGGTAGAATCAGCCATTATTTTTTTTGAAGATTACGAAGAGTTAAGGAAGCAATGGAAAACAACAGAAGAGGTGACAAATGAATAAGGTTTTACTTTTAATTGTGGTGATTTTATTAGGAGCTTGCGGGACACAGCCGCATATTCCACAAGAAAATGAAGAGGTGGTGGAAATACCAAACCCAAGAGTTCCTTTTTTTGGCGAATGGCCTGGTTTTTTGATCTCAGATGATTGCACTTACCCTAAATTATACATCTACGATAGCCAGGTTACTGCTTCAAAATCATCTTGGGGAGTTAGATATTACAGCGCATTGTCTTTTCAAGAGTGTGGGGAGAACTGCTTTGAATCAAGGGAAGATTTTTTTTACATAGAAGGTGACAAGTATATTGTCGATTATGGCAATGAGGTTTGTTTTTACACGGAGGAATCAGAATGACTAAAAAACTAAACCTACCCCACCTACGATCTGTAGGGGGTAAAAGGATAAAGGATTATGGCACTCTTTTATTTGATTATACACCAGAGTTTATAACTACGGCAGATGACAACTGGGACGCTATGCTTGATGCTTTGGAAGAGGCTAAAGAGATAATGCAAAACATGTCCCATGAAGTGGACTGTAGGCAAGGAAAGCAACATTCAAAAGAAGGTTATGGCTACCCCGATAGGTGCAAGTGCGATGTAGATAATGAATGTAAGGATTGGTTATCTCAATTTGAGGGAGAAGAATAATGACTGATTTTCAATTTGAAGTATTTATACGAAGACATCAAGGTGAATCTTTTAAGTCCATTGTAGAGGTAAACAAAGATAACCGATTTCGTGGGACTATGCACTATGTAAGAACGGCTTTTGACAAGGCTTGTGTAGAGATTGTACGATCAAGAACAAATGAGTGCAAAAGGTTTTATCTTGAGGGGATTTTTAAACAAAAGTGGGCTGACATTATAATGATTTTAGAGGATGTTGCGCCAAGATGGAAAGAACACGATTTAAGCATTCCTAAAAGCTCATTTAAATGTCCATGTAAAGGAACCAACCAATGACTAACCACCAAAAGACCATAGAAGAGATTAGGGCAGTAGCAGAAAGCATCTTTCACGAGGGTTTTGAAGAAGGTATGTCTCTTGAAAGTAAGTACACAGAGCTTTTAAACACTATGGAAAAAATCCTATCCATAATCAAACGTAATGAGGGGGAAGAATAATGGAATGGAAAGATGAACAAAAGCACTTGAAACCCGTTTCAATTGAGTGGATTGAAGAACAAATCCAGCAAACCTTAACCTTAAGGGATAATGATCCTGTTGTGTATAGATCCCCAGAATCCGCATATGAAGCTAAAACACTTTATACAGGACAGGTCATAGGATTGCAGCGAGTAAAAAACCAGATAATCAAACGCAATGAAGGGGAAGAAGATGAGTAAAACGACGCATATGGTTTCAGTTGTAGGGGAACTAAAAAACTTAATAGACCCGAAAACAAGGCACATCGGAGTCACTTTTAACGAATCGGAAGCTTCACAAGCATACAAAAAAGGCTTAGATGAAGCGTATGACACAGTTAAATCTATAATTGATAAACACAAAGCTGTATTTGTTATGCATATGAAAGGGAATGAGAGTTAGGTTGTTATATGAATGAACTAGGTCGGTGTGGAAGGACACACGGGGAAATTAGTGTTTGTAACCGCTGCCTTGAACACACCTAAGACTGTTAGGAGAGAATGGCAAGCCAGAATCAAGCCTGGCACCTAGTTCATTGATATAATAACTAAGAAGGGAATGAAGATGACCAGTAAAGAGAGGGTAAATATGCTCAGAGAGGATCTCGATAGTCGTAGTGTTTATAGTGTTGAAGATAGTGAGGATATGGAGGTTTATTGGCCCGCTAAAGACTTTAAGTGGCTCATATCCTGTGCTGATAAGTTGGAAAAAGTGGATGAATACTTTTCTATGTGCCGATGGAATGGTTTTAGTCAGGAAAAAGTACACAATGATGTGATGGAAATTATAAAAGAAGGTGGTGAGTGATGAATGAAAAACAGCATTTAAAATGGTTCGGTAAAGTAGTAAAAAAGACAGAAACCACTCTTAGTGAGAAGCTGAATATGACCATGAAATATCATTACTCGGTATGGCGACCAAAGCCAATATGGAGGGTTCCTCTTAGAGAGTGGCTAGAACATCCTGACAACAATAAGGATGAAATGTTTGATCGTCGTTTGATAGAGGGGCTTGTGAGGGGGCCAGTAAGCCTTTTTGATGCAATGACACGTAATGAAGGGGAAGAGAATGGGCGCATATAGCAGTGATTTCGAGGAGATTTACAAGCTTTATCCTAAAAAAAAGGGCAAGGCTGCTGGATACAAGCATTTTTTAAAAATCAAAAAGAAAGAGCCTTTAACGATTCCATTGATCAAAAAGTATATTGTTCAGAATTGGTGGGACCCTAGGGATAATTATCAATATGTGCCCTACTTCTCTTCATTTATGTGTCAACGCGGGTGGGATGACGAAATCCAAGTAGACCCAAATAAAAAGCAAGGCGTTAACTACGAAGCCCAGAAGCAAGCATATATTGATCAGCAAAAGAAAATGGATCAAAGGTTTGTTGTTCATGACACTCCCATAGAGAAGCTAGCCAATACCATAAAGTCAAAATACGATAGAGACATGAATTATGATGACTTGAAGGCCGAAATCAGACGAATGAAAGCGGTTTCTTTAAAAGGTGATCATATTATCAGGCTAAAGCGAAAAACAGCAGAGGCTTTAATTATGCTGTTCAGTAAGGAAGATTATCTAAAAGCCTGGAAGGAGCTTGAGGTTAAGCCAAGAACCAAAGAAGATGAACTTGAAAGAAAAAACATTCTGCATAAACAAGCAGAAATGTTAAAAAATGTTTGACAATGTTAAATACATGTTCTACATTGTGTAAATAGGAAGTAGATAAAAATGGAAGCAAATATAGCAAAAGAAATAAGATTGGCAAAAGGTTACGAAGTGAAAGAGTTGCACTTTTTGAAAGGATACAGCACAAGCGCTATTTACTCATATGAGTCTGGCGACCGTGAAATACCCGATCATTACGCAGCAATGCTTCTAGAACTAGAAGAGAATAAAAAAGGTCGTAGCTAGGTGAAGTTAGCTACGACCGGATATAGTTTGGTGAACATCCCGAAGGACATAGTCTGATTTTATACCAGATTGTGCCCTCCGGTCAACAAGGAGAGCAAGAAAATGAGTTTATACGCAAAATTAATTACAATACAAAAGCAAGTCAGTGGTTTAAAAAAGGATTCTACTGGACATCGATATAACTATGAATCACTCGATTCAATTATTCAGTTATTACACCCAAAATTAAAAGAACAAAACTTGGCTATTATGCATACAGTTGAGCCTTTAGGTAACAATGAGTCAGTCTGCGTGACCACTTTGTTAAACCCTGAAGGGGAAATGATTCAATCTAAATGCCCGATCGGTGATGTATCTAAGATCTTGGCAAAGGGGAATATCATGCAGGGCATGGGGTCAGCGATAACCTATGCCCGCAGATATAATATCAAAAACCTGTTCAATCTTTACAGTACGGACGATGACGCAGCCATTCTAGATCATAATCCACTTTCTAAAAATCAAGAAAAAGAGATTTACCAACTACTTAAAGAGCTTGAAGGTGTAAAAACTTTTGATCAGAATGCTTTTTACGGATGGTTAGAAACGGACGACGTAACAACCCTTTCAGAGTCTAAGGCAAAACAAGCCATATCTTTCATGAGAACAAAGAAAGTGGCAGGTTCTAAGTGATTGGCGAACGTGTAAATGTAATCCAAGGTTCAGATGAATGGCACCGGCTTCGGCTTGGTGTCATCACTGCCAGTAAGTTGCAAAAATGCTTTACTGGGAAACTAGCTATAAGCAAAGCAGGGTGTAAAACTTTGGCAAAAGAGTTAGCTGCTGAACTTGTTTACAAGAAAAATGAGGAAATCCCGCAAAACTTTTCAACATATGCCATGGACAGGGGCAACTTGTTGGAACCAGAAGCCGTAGAGACAATTGCTGAAATGGTTAAACAAGACTCTCCAGAATTAATTTTAAAGCCTGGAGCTTTTTATTTAAACGACTTGATCAATGTTGGAGCTTCTCCAGATGGTGAATTTTTTGGCCCCGAAAAAGTTATTGATATGGGCCTTGAAGTTAAATGCCCACTACCCAAAGGACATTTGGAGTACCTTCTTCAGTGCCAAGAGGAAGAAAGGGAAACTCCTGTAGAGCATTATGCTCAAGTTCAGCTTAATATGATGCTGACTGGAGCTAAAAAATGGCTTTTTGCTTCATATTGCCCTGGAGCAGTAATGCACCTGGGATACCAAGAGCGAGACGAAGAGTTTATTTCTTTGATTATGCTAGTGGTTGAATCAGTTAACAATCAATTAAACCATTTCAGACGTGTTCTGGGGGTCTAATGCAGAAAAATATCGACATATTAAAAGTATATGAAGAAGAGCTTCTGAAGCGGGACCGGCACGCATCCAAGTGCGCAGAGGATTACGCGCAATACATGTATCAAGAAAGAATTTTTAAACAATTGCGAGACGACATGCTTGCGAGTTTGAAAAGTAAAATAAGGGAGGATAGCGGTGCCAACATTAGCGAGGTGAAGCTTGAAGCTTTGGCCCGTTCTACTCCAGAATGGCTCCAGTTTATCGCAGAGCAGTTAAAGGTTTTGCGAGAAGCTGGGCACGCAAAAACCAGATATGACAATGCAGTTCGTTCTGTGGATGTTTATCGGTCTTGTGTATCTTTAAAAAAAGCAGAAATTGAAAGGTTTGGTGGTTAAAATGAAACAATTGTGGAGAAAAATAAGGAAAAAAATGGGTCGCATTCATGAATATGAGTCAGTTCAGCACGGTAAAATTATTTTAGATCTAATGGAGATGTCTCGAAATGAAGCAAAACATAGATTTCAAAAGACTGTCCCTTTGGTTGAGCGATGGGCAAAGATAGGTAATGATCAAAGGTTAATCAAGCTTGCAAGACTTGAGAAATTGAAAAAAAGAGGGGTAATCAGCTAATGAACGATAGACAAAAACTTGAAGAAATTCAAAAGCGAATCGAAAAAATCATAGAACTAGAAAAAGAAGGAGTCAAACAGGATCTAACCCCCTCAAACTTAGACGATTTAGGCACCCAGGCGGCCTTTGCTTTCTATAAATTTTACAAAACAAGAGACAAAGTGATTAGTGAAATGGCTTTAAACTCAGAAAGCATGGACTCAAATGAAGTTAAAGCGTTTGTTACATCGTTGGACATTACCGAAGATGTCATGGATATGCTTTACAAAAAATGCAACCTGCACGAGAGAGCCATTAAAACAAAACTTGCTGAGGAAAAAATCAAAGAGCTTTTGGATGATGGATTCGAGGAAGGAGAAGAGCATGTACACAGAAGAGAGAGAACAATTAATTAGCAAGGCATGGAGAGACCTTTCTGCCTGCGAGCCCCCTAAAAAAGGCACTGCTATGTACCGAGAAGTGGAGTCTTTACGTCAAGAATATGAAAAATATCTTCGGTTAAGGTCCTGCGGTTGGGATGGTTCAGATTTAAATGATGAAAAGGCAAAAGAAATCGTTGCGAGAAACAAGACCTTGCCAGATCCTCGTGGATTACCACCGTTTTCGGAACCTACAATCACTTTGGATACATCGGATCCGCTGAAGCATATGTTTGATCCACTTCTGAATAGCTTAATGAACAGCATTTCAGAACCAGAACCAAAATTAAAAAAGAAATCAAAAAAAGGAAAAAAAACAGTGAAACAAGAAAACTACCTAGGCGATGCTTTAATCAAGGACATTACAAAACACATACAAGACAATATCGTTTTGCCGATAGATCGCATTGAAAAAATGGTTAATAACTGTATGAAAAAAAACTTGCCAACCAGAATATCTATAAAAAAGAAGGGTTCCAAAAAGCACTCTATAGAATTGGTTCACAAAAACTTTGAAACACTTCTTAAAATAGCTGAACAGCGTATCCCTGCTTTTGTTGTCGGGCCAGCAGGATCTGGCAAAACAAAGGCGGCCGAGCAAGTAGCTGTAGCCCTTGCGTTGGAGTTTTCTAGCATCTCTGTCGGGCCACAAACAACACAATCTCAAATCATGGGGTATATGAATGCCACCGGTAAGTACGTTAAAACGGAATTTAGAGAGCGCTTTGAAAAGGGCGGTGTTTATCTTATTGATGAATTTGACAGTGGATCAGCTCAAGTATTGACTTGCTTAAATTCTGCCCTTGCGGGTGATTTGTGCGCATTCCCAGACGGTATGATTAAAAAGCATGAGGACTTTATCCCAATTGCCAGCGGTAACACCTTTGGGAATGGAGCTGATAGAATTTACGTTGGCAGAGCCCAGCTTGATGGAGCGACGCTTGACCGATTTGCCTTCCTTGAATGGGAATATGACGAGGCTTTGGAGCTACAAGTTAGTGGTGCAATCCCTGAATGGCACAGAACGGTACTTAGCTTTCGAAAACGTGCAGAGGAAAAGGGGATGCGTCATATTGTTTCGCCTCGTGCAACAATATACGGACAAAAACTTATCGAAGGCGGAATGCATCCAGAGGAAGTGAAAAAGCTTCTTATCTTCAAGGGTCTTTCTCGCGCCGACATTGAACGGTTGGACGTATAAAATGTTTGACGAAGTTCTAAAAAAGCATCCAGAGGTTATGTATCGAGGGTATGATAATTACTGGGATTTTCTTGAAAAAGCCAAAAGAAAACCATTAAGCGATATGGACTCTTCCAGGGATCCTGGAGGTAGATGTTGGTCAGGATCTACTTCTTTTGAAGAAACAGTAGACTGGGCTGAGCGCGGTTGGAACAAAGAAATAAAGTGCGAACAATTTATCCCAAACAGCGTCAAAGAGTACGTTAAGGAAGTATCTGGAACGTCTTATAGTTGGGATACATGTGGAGCAATACCAGATGTTGAAAGGTATTGCTCTGGATTGCCAGAGGACATGATTGACTTTGTTCAAAGCCCTATTCAAAAAAGAATTATTTCCCTGGGCTTCAATGGAGCTATTCTCGGAGGTATTGACCCAGAATCAGTTGAAAAAAGAGGGTCTTTTATATGTGAATGCATAGATTTAATCGAGTCTATGGGGTTTCAGTGTAACGTTACGGCCATTTTTCTTTCAGCCGGTCAGGTAGATATGGGAAAAGGGGACATTGACGATGGATTTAGCTTGATTGGAGTAGATCTTAAGAACGCTGGATACGTAATGAACCCAGACATTATCAAGTTTGCCGCCTGCAACGCTTCTTTTTTCAGAAGATTGATTTTTTCCATAAGAGAAAATGATGAAATTATGTACCCAAAGTACCTGAAGCATACAGATTCCTATGGAAGAACCTCGGAATTTGAAGATATCGGAGACGTGGAACATGGTTTTGATGTGTATTTTCCTCACTTGGATGACAATGATTTTGATGAAATTGTTCAAAAAACTTTAGAGCAAATGGAAGAGTGCGGCGTTGTAAAGAAAGGGGTCATCAATGGATAATTGTCAAGAATGTCCAACCTGTGGACACAAAGTAAAGACGTATAAGTTTTCTTTGGGCAATGGGTATGTTGCTCCTTTAATAAGGGCTTTCAAAAAAGGAGAAGGAGTCGCTTTTAAAACCGCTGACGTAGTGGGGGGGAATCAAAGCGCGTATACAAACTTTCAAAAGTTAGCATATTGGGGCCTTATAGAGACAGCCTACTCCGTTGATACAGCTAAAACAAAAGGCTTATGGTCTTTAACTGACCAGGGTCGCATGTTCGTGCTTAACAGCGTTGCAATGCCAAAAACAGCCGTTCGCATGAACAAAAAAACCATGGGCTTTGAAGGTGAAGAAGTTTTCTTTGCTGACCTTGTTGACGATTGGCAGGTTTATGCGGATTTTAGACAGCAGGCAATGGACTCTTTAGAGGGTCAAAGGAGTTTATTTTTAAAAAGAGAATGATCAAGTTTCTTTTAATTGAATTTATCCCGATAGCTACAATTTGCGTACTCATAATTCTGAGCGGAATAAATAAGCGTAGTGAAACCTTAGTCTTTATGGGTGTTTTAGGTTTAATTTTAACAATTATATCGCTCTTTTTGGAGGTCCGAGTTGGGCGATTAATGCAAAAAATAGAAAAGGAAGAAAATAAAATGCAAGAAATGTTACAAGAACTAATGGCGAAAATGGTAGGTGGTTTAGACCCAAAAGATGTTGAAAGGCTCAAAAAAAGAGAAGATTTTTGGAACGAAATCAAAGAGCAATCCGATCTTCAATACAAGTGGTCAGAGGGGTATTCTGCGTTTAGAGTAGATTTAAAAAGAGAAGGGCGTCCAAATGATGGCGCAAAAAAAGGAGTCGTATTTGAATCAGGCGAAAGAATGTCTTTTTTTACTGACGCAGAGATGCGAAAACTTCACTCTTGGATTGAAAAGAACATTCCTGTCATGAAAAGTGTTCCACGTGAAACATCGGAAGAGGGCAAGTAATGAAATCAATGAAAACCTCTGTACTCGCAGACGAAAAAAAACAACAAGAGATAACCGACATCTGCACTACGTTGGCTAAATGTATTGGAGCATACTGCCCAAACAACCAACAAAGAACGATGGCTAAAAAGAAACTGAAAAACACTCTTTTTTGGGCTCTTAAAAGCATTGCGGCGGATAAGTAAGACATGGACGATCAAGACAAAGCTGTTTTGGACCTGTACTACTGGCAACGCGGAGGTGACAGTTCGAGCTTCACCTCCATGTTGTACAATCTTTTAATGAAAGCTGATTCACGGAACAGCGCAAAGCTCGCTTTGGGATTTCGTGAACACTGGATCGCCCTTAAAATGTGGCAATCAGCAGAAAAAGAGGGTGACGACCTCTTTGATTTATATAGAGAAAAGGGAGTGATCCCAAAAGAGAAAAAATAATCAATTAACCGAAAAAGGCATGTCGTCAAGATCGTCTAATTTTTCTGATTGGTAGTTGTCAAACATTATTTCAGCTACCTTTCGGAAAGTTTGGCGGTTTTCTGTTCCGCTTCCTTCAAATTTCTCGTGACATGTCGGGCAATGGGGTACCAGATTGCCATATTCCTGCTTATTTGCCCCACCCATGCCTTTTGCTTTAACATGGCTGGCATGGACAAGGTAATCTCCGTACTTATCGACTGAGCCCTCGTTTCGGCACTCATGATCTAGTTTCCAACCAACACATTTGTGTCTACGAATCCAATGTGCATATTCTGGATGTTGCCAATACGGCTTTTTCTTTGATTTCTTTTTCTTCTTACCTTTAAAAAACGTTTTTACTTGAGCCACGAAACCCCCCTCGCTTTGAAAAGTAGTCAATAACATCGTCTACGTTATCCACAATCAACGCTATGGCCCCTAAACCATTGGCCATGTGATGAAATTCTAATTGCTCTTTGCTGGCCACGCCCCCTGGCTTCTTCACTTCAATTCCAAGAAAGATTCCGTCGGGGAGTATGCCCATTATATCAGGTTTTCCCTTGTTGGTTGTTTGATCGCCCTTGTTTCTGGGCTTGGCTCTGGATTGTCGGTCTCTCCAGCAGTAAATTCCTGCTTTTTGCAGAAAATCTAGGATGTCTTTTTCGACTCCACTCTCTGTTACTGGCCTTCTGATTGATGCTCCGCTTTTTTACACTTGATTTGATAAAATTTGCACTTTGATTTGGGTCTTTCTTTGGGAAGGCTGTCTTTGTTGTGCTTGTCGATAAGGTAAATGAAGCCTGTGATGCGGCTAGAGTATTCTTTGATCGCCGCGTCCAGTACCTTGAAGTCTTTAAACGTGATGCACTTATATAAGTTCGACCCGCATTCGTAAATTCCCGTGTCCATGCCCGCGGTGGGGTCCACGGTTTTCCTGTAGTGGGGTGGAATTGGGATGAAATCATCGACCACCGTCGATTTTTGCCGACTTGCGCAGTTGCTCATTCCAATCATCACGAAACTTAAGATCGTCAACTTCTTTGCGATACTCTTCAAGCTGCTTTTTTTGCTTGAGGGAAAGGGTCTCGACATCGTTGAACCTTCGTTGCTGACGCCTGAACGATTCAAGTAATGATTCGTGTGATTTGGTGAGCTTGCCATCCTTCTGTCCTTTCTTGTACATCCATACGTAAATACCTATATTGGAAAGAACGATTAACGCTATGGCGTACCACATGGCTATTTGCTTTTTGCGAACCCGCGGGAAATTCCGTATCCCATGGCAGCCAAAGCAGACCCTACAAATCCTGCGACCTGTAAAACCACTCCACCATCGGCAAAAGCACCGCTAGCGATGACCATGCCTACGATACCAGCGATAGAAGCCATCCAAAATTCAGTTGTTTTGTATCCTGGTTTAATGTTTTTCTGTGTTTCCATTGTTTTTTCCTTCTTCGAATAGATGATAAACTAACGCAGCATCGTCCTTGTTCAAACTGGTTGTGCGCGGTCCTTTTCTAAGTATCAAGTATATCCCTGATTTTTCTTTTCGCAAGAACAAAACTTTCTCGCTTAGATCCGCGGGGTTGTAAGTGTATATCTCATTTATGACGCGCTCCAGATAACGCACTCCATTTGTACCCGACCTAAAAAAAAGATCCATCGTCACTTCATTTCTTTCGATTTGCATTACAATTAGATCATCTTGGCAATACTTGTCCGCGATATAGGCGCAGGTTTCTAGCATTTGACGTATAAATAGAGATGTTTTTTTTAGGTCATCTTTTGCTTTTTGGTTTGCCGGTATAATCATACCATTTTATATTTCTCAAGCATTTCCATGGACAATTTCTTGTATCTTTGAATTCCATCATCATCTTTGTAGCAAATCCAACGACCATGACCTTTTCTGTCATCCGCATGAACCCCACCAACAATGTTTTCTTGTTTTTTCCACCACCAATCACGATAAACACCGAGCCCGCCAAAGCCAAAACGCTCCGCTGCAAAGTATAAATCCATCGGCCTAACGCCTGGGGCTATTAAATCTGCTGCAATGCCGCGCCCGTGCTGGCCTGAATCATTGGGCCTATACGCGGATGTGACAAAAATTGGCACCCCAAGATGGTCTCTTAATACATCAAGCTTTAAAAGAAGTCCTCTTTTCATCTTCGATGGGTCGCCCCAATTATCTACCTTTGAATCGGGTCTAAAGTACCTTATCCCCGTCCACTGAATCATTCCCTTGGTTCGCATCGCTCACCCCCGTTCTTAATCTCCAAAGCGCATAACCTTCTGTCATCACCTGAAAGCTTTTTGTCCTGCTCATTGTCTTTTGACTGCTGAACGGCCTCCATGGTGGTGAATTTTAGATTTATACTTTCTTTGTATTCTTTCAAAGCTTTATCTCTTGGAAGCATCTTCGCATCTACAATGTCACCAATCTTATAAGTGAGTAACAGCCAACCGCCAATAAGAAGATACCTAACAATATCCTTAGCCACTTTAAAAAGGGTTTCTTGATCGAGTCTAAGAACTCTAGTGGTTCCAGATCCCCGCTTACTAGGTGCCTCTTGTGAGTGCTGACTGACTTCTCTATTCCCAGTATTTTCGGAACGATCCAGACCTGTTCTGGGTTTCTTTTTTGAACTTTTTCCTCGATCATCCATCCTGGAATACCTTTCTTGGTAGCTTCTTTGACATACCCAGCGACCATAAGTTCATCTGTAGAATTGATTTCCTGTTCGAAAGTTTCGTCAACTTCCATTTCTTCAAAACTTCCCAATTCAATACCATCATTCATCAGTCCTCCTATGGTGCTACCTTTCTGAAACCTTTCCAGTGGCAATTCATGCACCGAATGTAGCGATCAGTGTCTTTAAAAAAATGATTCATGTTGCCTTGGGCAAATAAACAGGAAAGAGAAACCTCCCAGAGCTTAGCTCGGCAATGTGGGCACTCAATGGGAAGCATGACCATATCAAGAGTGCTTTGTTTTTCGGTTTTTGTCGGGATATCGACTTTTATTTCAGAAGTTTTTAAACGCGTTTGGTCGAAATCTTCTTGTATTTCGCCTGTAGAAACCTTTTCGTTCCATTCTTTAAGTGTATGTATTTTACTATATGGCATTGCATGGTCTTTTTGGGTGTTTTCCTGACAAGATTATACTACATCAACCTTTACTTTCTCAAATTTATAATACTCGAAGCCTCGAATACGAACTTCTTTAACGTCAAATAAGGCTGATAGAGCTTTTTTAATTAACAAAACATTTTCATTATTCAATGTTATGCCAAGTGTTTGACAAATGACGCTGTGTACTTTCCCTCTTGGAACTTTCTTTTGATCAGAAAATATAGAGGCTACTTGAATCATTTTTTCAAACTTTTCACTCATTATTTACCGCCCTTAGAAGATTTACTGCCAGAAGCACTCACTTTAGTTGGCAAAGAGTAGTTTAAGTCTTGCGGAAAGTGGCGGTGTCGCCAGTACATAATTTCACCGTCGTTCTTTAGATACTGCTTTAGATCAGCATCCCGCAAATAATCCTCTGTAATGTCAACCCATATAAGATCAAAGCATTTTAAAACAAACTTTGTTGTGAGGTTTACGTTGTTGACGTCTCCATTGACAACGGTTTCACCGTTCTTAGGAGGGAACATTGATATCACGCTCGCATCTTTTTCAATGATTGTGATTGATACGTTTGGGTGGCATATGTAGTCGTTGACCATGCCCATACCATGACCTATCATAAGTACACTTACTTGTGATTCATTTTGAGCAAGTTCCGCCACTTTATCAATTAACGGCTGGTTAGTGAAATACTCATAGGGTAGATCACTCATTATAATTTCATCACCATCACGAAGGATGTTATACGTCTGACCCACTACTGCATTTTTAAAATAAGCCCCCCATGAATCAGGATAACTTTGCGGGGTAGTGTTTTTGTAGGATATTTGTATTTTTTCTATCATTGTGGCATTTTCACTTCCGCATCAATGGACAAACCTTGTGGAGGTATTCCGCCAGTCAACGTCCCAAACCTTACTTGTAAATAATCGTTTTGTGCGATTGTATTGTTGGTACAAATTAAAGTTAGCGTGGTTTCAGTTGTAAGTGTACCACTTGCAATGGACACACCTGATTTCCATATTTGTATAGCAATAGAACCACCTCTTGCAAGACCCTGTGTAAAAGTAACTTCCACAGATTCAACGCGACCCCCAACCATTGTTCTATGGAAGTTTATGTATTCTGGGTAAACAATGCTTGGGGTTACGTCAACCCCTTCACCAAGTATACTTATATTCAAAAACTGGTTTTGGATCTCCACGGCGCCTAAAACAGAGGCCACCGTTCTTTGAGAAATTTCTTTTGTAGTAGGGTTTCTAACAAGCAAAGATGGTGCAGTATCGAAAGTTGGTGGGGCTTGCTCAAGTATTACGTCAGGAGCATCCAAAACAAGGTCAAGTCCAGCCCTATAAGTTGCGTTACCCGTGTTTGACACCATTAATATGTCGCCCGACTCGGTGTAGTAATCTATGTTTCCGCTATCAAGCCCAACCGTAAAAGAGTTTGTAGTAGTTGAGAAAATTTGAAGCTCACCACCGCCAACAAGTTCCACCTGTCTATTGGGAACTGTGCCATTTGCATTGTAAAGAGTGTCAACCGACCCACCTCCACCGCCGACATTGCCAGGCTGGATAAGGTAAAATTTACCATTACTGGGGTTTAAGAAAGCTACAACCACATGGTTTCCCGTACCTAAAGGAGTTAAGTCCCCATCAAATAACGCAGCATCAAAAGTTATATCGTTTGGCGAATCGTTGTTTATATACATGTTGTAGCGTTGACCAGCATTAGACCCCCACCTTGTGTCGGATGCCTGCCATCCAATAACCAAGCCGCCACTGTGGCCTGAATTTAACGAAAGAATTTTCCCATTCAGCACATCCACGTCAAAAAGATAAGAAGTGTCTGAGTTGCCTACTATATCACCTGAAAGCACGCGCTCTTGCTTGGTGCCATTGTAGTT